GAAGAAGAAGTAATGTTGAGTGGATTTGGAGCTGCACCCACTAAGTCAGAGGGTAACGCAGTAACATTTGACGATGCTAACGAAGCGTACACTTCAAGGTATAACCATGAAACTGTTGCAATGGCGTTCTCAATAACAGAAGAAGCTGTAGAGGATAACCTTTACGATAAGCTATCTGGTCGTTATACGAGAGCACTTGCCAGATCAATGGCTCATACTAAGCAAGTAAAAGCTGCTAACGTATTAAATAATGCGTTTACAGCTGGAGCAACTGCTGGTGGTGACGGTGTGGCGTTATTAGCAACAAACCACCCATTAACAAATGGTGGTACGTTTGCTAACGAGCCTTCAGTTGCAGCTGACCTTAACGAAACATCTTTAGAAGATGCTTTAATTAAGATCGCTGGTTTCGTTGATGAAAGAGGATTAATTATCGCTCTTAGAGGAATGAAACTAATCATTCCAAGACAATTACAGTTTGTCGCAGAGAGATTATTGAACTCTAATCTAAGACCTGGAACAGCAGACAATGATGCTAATGCTATGAAGAACATGGGTATGCTTCCTAATGGCTTTGTCATCAATGACTTCTTGACAGATACAGATGCGTTTTTCATTAAGACAGACGCACCTAATGGTCTTAAGCACTTCGAAAGAATGGCTATGTCCACTGCAATGGATCCAGATTTTGACACTGGAAATATGAGATATAAAGCAAGAGAAAGATATTCTTTTGGTTTCTCTGATCCTCGTGCCTTATTTGGTTCGCCAGGTGCATAGAAAATAAATTGTTTTTTTAAGGGCGACTATTTGCAGTCGCCCTTTTTTTATGTATAATGAAATAACCTTGACGAAGAATTAACTTCGACATTTGCCAAGACAAGGAGATTGACATGGCTAATACAACTTTTTCGGGTCCAGTCCGATCAGAAGGTGGTTTTACTGCAATAAGTAAAAACGCTACAACTGGAGCAATCACTACACAATCAAGCATTAATTCAAGTGGTATCGCATCTTTTGATGCAAACACTTTAGCAACAGAAGCAGGTACTGGTATAACAACTGGTTCTGGAACTATTTACAGAAGTGCTATTCAAAGAGTTGGTGGTATTATAACAACAAGAATTTTAATTGACTTAACTGGTTTAAGATCTACTGCTGGTGGCGACATCATTGGTGTTAACGGAACATCATTAGTTTGTCATATTGGTCAGATAACTGCGGCACAAAACGGAACTATCTTAACTGGTAGTATGGAATGTTTTGAAGCACCAACTGGTGGTGATCCAGATATTAACATACATTCTGCTACAGAAGGAACTGGTGTTGAAGATGGTGCTATTAGTGGATTAAGTGAGACATTATTGGTCAATGCAGGTGATGCAACATTAGGAAGTAAAGTTTACTTTACTGCCGTTCCAGCAGCCGATGAATTTTTATACTTAACTTGTGGTACAACTACAGACGGTGACTTTACAGCAGGTAAATTATTCATTGAATTGATGGGTTACGCAGCTTAATCTTGGGGGTTTATACCCCCATCTTTTATAAGGAGATTTAAATGGCAGGATCTATTTCAGACGTAAAACCAGCCTTTATAAGTGATGAAGTTGCAGCAGATGATGATTTTATAGTTACCGCAGCAAGACCAAACACAGGTGCAACAATAGCTAATGCTTCTTTTGCCTCTGGTGGAGCTAGAATTTTAAACGTAACTACAACTGGAACTGGCGATAATGCTAAGACGAATACTGTTGTTGGAACAGATGTTTTTGGTAATTCTTTAACAGAAGTGATAACTTCTACTGGATCTGCTGAAGCTGTTGCAGGTACAAAGTATTTTAAGACAATAACTTCAGTTACAAGTTCTGCACAGTTTGCTGCAAATTTAAAAGTAGGAGCAACTGCTTCTGCCGCTCAATCTGTGGGTAATGGAATCAGAGTTAGATTAAAAGGTTTCTCAATCGTATCTGGTGGTTCAGCTGGTGTTATAGAGTTTATTGACGGTACTCCAGAAGACGGAACTGTATTGTTTAAAGCAAGAACAATAGGTACAGATAATACAACACTTGATAGAACTATACCACAAAACGGTGTTTTATTTGAAAGTGGTTTGACTATCAAATACACTATTGGCACTGTGGATATGATGACATTTTTCTTCGCATAGGAGTTAAAAATGGCTAGTAAAAAAGGAACTATGAAGGGTCACACCATAGGTGGTGGGCATAAACGTCCCACCAAATCTGGTGCTGGTATGACTAAAAAGGGTGTCGCTAAATATCGTAAGGACAACCCTGGAAGTAAACTTAAAACAGCTGTTACTGGTAAAGTAAAACCTGGTAGCACCGCTGCAAAAAGACGCAAATCATATTGTGCACGATCAGCAGGGCAAATGAAAAAATTTCCTAAAGCTGCAAAAAATCCCAATAGTCGTTTAAGACAAGCAAGAAGAAGATGGAAATGTTAAGTTTGAAAACTGCATTTGGTGGATTAATAGGCACTGTTACTGCTGCTTTTTTTCTTTGGACTGCTTCTACTTTAGTAGAAGTTGACAAAAGAACTGCGATTACAGAAGTAAAAGTAAGAGAAAATAATAAGATGATAAAGCCATTATGGGAAGACTTTATTAGGAGAAATGCAAATGGTCATGTCGAGAACTTCGATGAGCAAACAAATTACAAAGTCCGTATCAAGTGGAAATAAAAGAAAGACTAAAAGAAAAAAAAGAAGTTATAAAAGGAAGACCAGTTAAATACTGCCCTGATTGTGGAAGAAAAAAATGGTCTTGTAGATGTTACAAAGAGGAAAAAATAAATGCCCAAAGACGCTTGTTATCACAAAGTTAAAGCTAAATTTAAAGTTTTTCCTTCCGCATATGCTGGAGGAGCCATTGCAAAATGCCGTAAGGTAGGCGCTGCAAATTACGGAAAATCAAAAAAGAAAAAAGATGGTGGTCTTATGGCAGCCATAAAAAAAGTCAAAAGCGAAACCATGTCTGCTAGAGATGGTAAAGCAGTAAGAATGACAAAAAGAAAATCAAAAAACCCAAATATTGCAAGGGGTTGTGGCATGGTGTTAAACGAGAAACGCAAGGTTACAAAGTATAGCTAATGGCAGTAAGAAAAACAAAAGCTGGACTAGCTCTTAAACGATGGTTTAAAGAAGACTGGAAAGATGTCAAAACGGGCAAGGCTTGTGGTCGTCAAAAAGGAGAAAAGAGAGGCACTCCATATTGTAGACCAAGTAAAAGGATTAGTTCTAAAACACCAAAAACTACATCAGAGATGACAACTAAAGAAAAAAGAAGTAGGATTAATCAGAAAAATAGATTAGGTCAACCAGCAGGTGCACCTAGAAGAGTTAAGTCGTTAAGAAGGAAAAAGAAATAATGGCAACTTCGAACTCAAGAGATTTTGACTTAGACGTAGGAGAACTTATTGAAGAGGCATATGAAAGATGTGGCTTAGAGATGAGAACTGGCTACGATGCTAGAACTGCTAGACGTTCATTAAATCTTATGTTTGCTGACTGGGCAAACAGAGGACTTAACTTATGGACAGTAAAACAAGAAACTGTGTCAGTTGTTTCGGGTACTGCTACTTACACATTAGACGCTACTTATGTAGATTTACTAGAAGTTGTTCTAAGAAATAGCAGTAACACTGATTTTACTTTGACACAGATGAGCCGTAACGAATATTTAACTATTCCAAATAAGACATCTACGGGTCAACCAAGTCAGTATTTTTTTGATCGACAGACAGTACCTACAATAACATTGTGGTCAACACCAAATGCTTCTTTTACTCTTGTGTATTACTATGTAAGACGAATACAAGATGCAGACTCTTTAACGAACACAACAGATGCTCCTTTTAGATTCTTACCTTGTATGGCAGCGGGTCTTGCTTATTATATATCAATTAAAAAAGCACCAGACAGAATACAAATTTTAAAAACCTTGTACGAAGAAGAGTTTCAAAGAGCAGCAGCCGAAGATGCTAATAGTACTCCTCTTAAACTAACACCTAATCTTTCATATTTGAGTTATTAATGGCTAGATACGCAAGTGGTAAAAAAGCATGGGGATATTCAGATAGATCTGGATTTCGTTACCGTTTGCGTGAAATGAGAAAAGAATGGAATGGATTAAAAGTAGGATTAGATGAATATGAAGAGAAGCATCCACAGTTAGAGCCTAATTATCCAGGCCCAGATCCAACAGCACTTTATGAGCCAAGACCAGATCAAAGAACTGAAGTTAGTGTAGAAAATTTATTAATTTTAAATCCTTTTATATCTGGTTCTGCAAGTAGTAACACTATAACTGTCGTAGAACCTTCTCATGGTAGATCATCAAGTGATACTGTAAGATTTAGAGATGCAGTTGGATTTGATGGTTTTACAGCAACTGTTTTGAATAATTCTACTGGTTATGCTATAACAAAAGTTAATGATGACACATACACATTTACTGCTAGTAGTGGAACTGCTACAACTGGAGAACTAAGAGGTGGTGGTGGATCTGTCACTGCGGGACCTGCAACATTGGGGACATAAATGAGTTTTACATTAGCAACATTAAAGACAGCAATACAAGATTACGCAGATAATAGTGAAACATCT